GTTCTGCTTCATCATAAATAACATGAGTAGCTTCTGGCCATACACCTTGCTCATACTCTGCCATAGAATTAGCCACATACTTACTAGCTTTCATAATTCTAATTTTGATAAAGTCAATGGCATTGTCTGTATCAAAGAACATTGTGTTGTTTTCTAACTTAACTACTGCCATGTTAGAATCCCAAAATGGGTGTGGGGCATCTGAATTGTACTGATCTGATAGATCATACTTAGTCCCTTTTTTAGTTAACTCTTTAATGTCTTCTGCAGTTAACCCTGTGGCATACCTCATAGTATTACCATCTACTAATGCTTGAATTTTTTTTGGTCTTGTAAAAGACTCTTGACCTGTTTTGTTGTGCCATCTTTTTGACTCAATAGGTCTTACTTCAACTTTAACTCCCATAATTTTTTCTCTTTAAATTAATGAACTTGTTAATTACTGCTTATTTTTTAGATACTCCACTTTTTAAAATACCAGCATAAGCTTTTGCATCTTCTGAAGTTTGTTTAGGGACCTTAAAATCAGGTCTAACAACAGTAGGTTTGCTTGGAAGATTAGGAGACCCCTTCATCTTACCATCATCTTTTACTTTTTTTGCCATAATAATAAAAATTTAGTTATTTCTTTTACCACCAAAAGCTCCCTGTTACAGGAGCTTGTTAGTAGTTTTATATAAATCTTAGTTACGAGATAAGATTAACTCTCCACATTTAGTGATGTCATGGATATGAATACCACAAGACTTCTCAACATGCATTTCATAGTATGAACCAGAGTGAGCAGAGCTACCTCCATTTTTAGGACCATAAGGGCCATACATACCTTCAACATAAGTAAATGCAAAACCATCTTTCTTGCACATGATTTTGATGTTGCTATTTTTAGCTTCTCCTGAGAAGTCTAAGAATGTAATTCTTTGTGACTCAATAGGGAATCCTGTAACCTCATCAATTTCAAAGTTAATCTCTCTATCATCATAAAGAGGATTGTGGATTAACTCAAGAGATGCACCATTTGCCATGTTGTATTTCACAAATTGGTAACCTGCTTCAAGGGAATTAGTGTGCACTGAGTTAGTCACTTTATTAGTGTAAACTTCAATGTTTTTAATAAACCCTGATTTGTTTTGCCAATCTTGGATAGCTCTGTGGAATTGTAACATACCATACTCTCCTGTGAAACCTTTTACTTGACGGCCTTGACCTGGTTTAACTCTTGAATAGAAAATATCTTGTAAGTACTCTTCAATTAACTTAGCAGTCAAGTGAGAATATCTGTGAATATGAGAATCTTCTAATTGCTCTTGAATACCAGGACCCATTCTTACTGGTCTACCATTAGCACCTAATACAGTATCAGCAGATCTTGAATACCAATATCCTCTTTCTACTTCTCTGTACCATTGTTGCCAATATTCAACTTCAGCATAACGCATCCATGAGTTGTGATAAGCACCTTTAGAATCCGGGATAGCTACAGCTAATACTTCAGTAGAAGCATAGTCAGTAATTCTATATTCTTTACGATATTTAGACATTCTGTTACGGAAAGCAATTGGTAAACTGAATACAGTTGAACCTGATTGCTCAGCAGCTTCTTCATATTGAGAGAATAATTTACCCCATTGTTGTCCTGGATTCAAATACTTAACAGGCATAAATGCTTGTGGATCATCTGAATTCATTCTTACAGTATAAACTGTACCATCACCATGTTTAACTCCTTGATTTTGGATTCTCACTTGGTATTTCTTGTTAGAAGTACCTGGCATGATAACATCTCCTGGTAAATACCAGTTTTCATCAAGTTTAATTTTGAATGTTTTTTTGAATTTACCTGGAGTAAGATTACCCTGAGATTCAACATTCTCTACAACAACTAGGGGTCTAGTGTTTGCACCTTTTAATTCCCATTCCCATTCTGTGTTACCAATAGTTTCTTCTGTTTTGGAATTACCCATTAACAAAGAAGACATTGGGTTGTCAGAATAATAATTCTGAGCTGAGAAAAGTTTGTCCATTTCTCCTAAAATACGGTGTGGTTTAGCAATCAGAGCAGCACCTAAGTGAGACTGCTCAGTCATGTTGGCATTCCACTCCATCTCTTTTACGAGAAGCTTGCTTCCTAATGTAGCCATTTTGTTTTAATTTAAAGTTAGTAATTAATTGATTAAAAAATTAGTCTATCATATCCCAGATAGCTCTCTTATTGGGTTTTTGACCTCCCCCTGAATTTGAAATTCTTTGTGTTTTATCAACTCTTTGTATTTCTTCTTTGATTCCTCTTGCTGCTTGAGTTTGTTTCTTTCTCTCAATAGGACTAAAATCAAAGTCTGATTTTAAAAGTTTAGCAAGTAAAACAATCTTGTCTTTATCTGCCATGACCTTAAATAGGTCTGCTTGCATTTCACTTACTACTCTACCATCTTGTAATTCTACAGTTGGTTCTGAAATATAAGTAGGAAGAATTGATTTATCTTGTTTAGATATTGGCAATCCACCTGCATCTTCTAAGCTATTGATATGAGTAGTGATGTTAGTCTTATACTCTCTAGCTTGTTTCTTTCTGTATTCTACAATTTCTTTTTGTCTTTGGACTTGACCTGCAGTTTCAGTTTCTTGTTCTGCTACAATTTTATCAAAAGATTTTTTAGCTATTCCTTCAAGTTTATCTTTTTCTTTTAGAAATTCAATCTGATCATCTATGTACTCTTGATCATAACCTTGATTTCTTAAATCCATGGTAACTGCAAGAACTTGTACATCTTCATTACTGATATCACTGTTTTTATTGATACCTGAAGTAGCATGTTGAATCATTTTACCTAAGAGTTCTCCAACATCTCCTCCTTTAGAAGCAAACTTAATAAGTTGTTTTAATTCATCAGGAAGTTCTTTAATAGTAGCTTCAACTTCTGCTTCTACTGATTTTTCCCAACTATCTTCTAAAATATTATCAGCATCATCATCAGAAAGTTCTTGGCCTTCTTCTAATTCATAATCTACAAGACCTCTTTCTTTTAAAAAAGCTAGTGTAGTTTTAGGACTTACTACTGATGCAGTTTCTTCTTTTTTTGAAGAATTATCATCATCTTCATCATCTTCAGATGATACTTTAGATACTCCAGAAAACTCTTTGAATTGTTCATCAATAAGTTCCTGTTCTTCTTTTGCTTTAGCATTTTCTTCAGCTTTTTTAGCAGGGTCTACTACATCATCTTTTTCTACTGTAGTAACAACATCTTCTACTAAATTAGTTTCTCCGAAGAAATCATGTTGCTGTGAAGTATCTTCCCAGCCTGCAAATTGATCAATGGTTTTCTCTGTTCCACTCATAATTGTGACAAATTTAAGTTTAATTATTTAATAAATTACATTTTAAAAATGAACTCTTTTCATTTAAAACGTAATAGCTTTTATTTAGAAGTAGCTCCTTTTTGAGCTAATTCTTTTGCTTTAAGTTTATTTTTTTCTTTAGCATCTGCTATTTGAAAATCTAAAGCTCTATTTTCTTTTGCTAAAGTAGCTCTTTTAATTTCAGCATCTACTCCATGTTTAGCTACTTCAAGAACATCAGGAACACCATCATTATCTTGATCTTTATTAGGATCAAATCCCATAGATAGCATAGCTTGTACTTGAACTTTAGTTTTTCTTTCTTCTTCAGCTTTAAGTATAATCATATCAGCTTCATGTTGCCAGCCTTCTTTTTCATGTTCTTGAGCTTTTTGTTGCATATCTGCTTTGGCTTTTTCTTGAGCTTGTGCAGCAGCTTGTTCTCTTTCAGCTCTTAAATCTTCAGACACAAGTAATGCTTCTTCAGCTTCTTGTATAGAATCTTGTTTAATAACTTTAAGAACATCAGACAATTCAATTTTTTGATTTTGCATTGCAGCATGAGCAAGTTGTTGTATAGTCTGTTTAATTTCTTCTGACATAGAAGAGTCTTCCATAAATAAACCTAATGTACTTTCATCAAGTAAATTAACATCCATCTGTAACATTTCTGCAGACATATCATCTAATATATAAGATATTTGTTTTTTGTCTGAAGAAGCATAGGCTACTTTGGCAATATCAAGAAGTCCTTGAAGTACATTTCTTTTAATACAGTTATGTAAGTCAAAGTATGGCTCTAGCATGTGGGAAGTTTGTACAAGATTTTGTTGATTGTTTGTAACTCTTTCAGATACAGAAGTTTGACCTAATACAGGATCTGTAATACCTACAGCTTTACCAC